AGTCATCTCTCTGATCTTTCTACCTTTTTCATCTTTCAAGCCTTGTCTCATATCTAATTCATCAAGTTTTGCGACGTACTTAGTAGCTTTTTCTGCACCTGCACGAATAGCTCTTGTGCCTCCAAGGGTAACAACATCTGCACCTGTGATCGTGGTTCCTGGAACTCTGGCAGCACCAGCTTTTACTGCACCTTTTGCTAGTCCTGACAACACTGGAGGTATTGCACCAGCCAAAAGACCACCCTCTATCAATAAAGAAAATCTATTACCTATTCTACGAGCAGCGTCCTCGGATCCTGAATCGGCAACATTGTAAACATCTGTTCCTGTAAAACCACCATCGAAGAAATCACCAATGGTCTGTGTGCCGTCAGTCGTGACTACAGCATCAGCAACACCCGCAGCCACAGCTTGTTGTGTAGCTAGTGCAACTTTTTGTGTTTTAGTTAAAGATGATTTTTTACCTAAACTTTTTCCGCCAGTTCTGTAAGCTTTTTGCAATTTACCAAGTTTAGATAATTTACTTACAAGAGAGGCAGCACCCAAGCCAGGGATAGCGAATTGTGTTAAACCCGAAGTGATAGTGCCTACAGCACCTTCAGGATCAATACCAAAA